ACCAGAAATCATATTCTGGATCAGCAACACCGTTTGGCCAACCAGCAGTGCTTTCTTGAGCACCACCATATTCACCTAGGTCTGTCTTGATTCCAGCATATGTAGCTGAAGGAGCTGCAACATAGTCTTCTGCGTTGAAGCCACCAGGTCCAGCACCGCCTTTATCAACAGTATTGTTACTGCTGGCGATTCCAAACATAGTTTCCAAACCGTGCCAACCTTGCGAGTTAGCTGATAGGCTTCCATCAACGAAGTATTCTCCAGCGAGCGATTGCTCGATAGAAGTTTCTAGTCGTTGAACGAAATTATCAAATACCTTGATAATTCCTTCTTCACCACTATTCGACTTGAATTCACGGTAGTACATGGAGTCGGTGGTTTGGTAACCACGCATTTCCAGGTTAGCCGTTTTCCACAAGTTCTTACGGGCGAAGTTACGAGCTGTTTCCCCAGTATTGCCTTCAATTTTGTGCAAGCGATACTGAACTGGCCAGTCGAAACCTTCACCAGTGTTGTTGTAGTTTACACGTCCTGCTGCCTCGAGGAGTGCTCCCAACTGATAGTTGCGTAGCATGTTCTCTTCTACGTCGCGAATATGATGCGCGAGAGTAGTAGCTGCGGTACGAGCAAAAGCTACTGGATTAAAACCTTTATAGGCCATGATCCTAACCTTTCTCTAAAGAAATTAAAATAAACCGTCCGCCAACGCTTGTTGACGCAACTTATCACCGGGAGACAGACTCCGGTTCTGGGAGTTGGGACTTGGGTTTTCGTGTGGTGCTACGCTGCCTTCTCGGTTGCGAATGCTACCAGCACCTTGTTGCAGATGACGCATGTTACGCTCCTGAACTTGTTGCGTTTGTTGCATCTGCTGCTGTTGGCGGCCTAACGCGCCCTGAGCAAGTTCTCCAGCCAACAGCCTCGAAGCCGTGTCCCAGAGTCTGTCAGGGTCAGTTAAGCCGCTTTGCCTCAGGCCGCCTATGAGTTCTATCACACGCTGACCTTGTGGCGTTAGGGCAGGTTGTCCGCTAGGATCCACAACAATATTACCCATTGGGTCATGTTGATAAACCCAGTCAGAGTTTCTCTGATTAATATCAGAAACCCTCTGCTGCATGTCCTGCTCCTGTTGTCTTCCCTCGAATTCGTCTAAAAGAGTTCCATATCTGTCTACAAATAATTTATCGAACTCTTTCTCTATAATCTGAGGTAAAACCTCTTGGGGCTTTTGTACTAAATCTCGTTGCCATTCTTGATGGTATTTAACGACATCGTCAGCTCGCTCTCGCAATTCGCGAGGAGTGCCAGCTTTCCACATCCATTCCCATTGTCCTGTCCGTCGATTTCGTACCTGTGTTCTCCACCGTTCAAGTTCAGTCTCATCCAACTGAGGAGGGTTCCACCAGCCATCAGGATCCTGTTGTTCCTGTTGCTGTTGAAGCTGACCCCAGTCCTGCTGCTGAGCCTGCTGAGCTTGCGCGGCTTGCTGCTGCTGCATCATCATCATCTGTTGTTGACGCAACTGCTGCTGTTGTGCTAATTGTTGTTGGTAAGCAGCTTGCCTTTGCTGTTGGTCTTGATGATACTGCTGCCATTGATTGTTGTAATCTGCGGCTTGCTGGTAAGCATCAAGCAAAGCGTCGCGAGGACGCATTCCATCACCAACCTGAACCCCCAGATTTTCCAAGGCCTGATTAAATTCGTCAGGTTGACCTGGCCTTGTTTCTGGAGTCTCATCAAACACAGCCTCTAAGTCTAGAGATGGAGTTTCCTCTGGTTGTGGACTTTCATCAACAACCTCGGAAACAACCTCCTCTTGAGGCTCAACTGCTTCCACTTCTTGTTCTTGGATTTCTTCTTCTGACATTGTTTTCCTCGTGTCTTGGGTTAAGGGATATACCTATGTTAATAAACAAGCGGGCACCACTGCAATACCTTATTGCAGCCGCACCCGCATTTAATGTTGCGAAAACTAAAAAACGAAGCACTAAATGAGTGGTCCCGCACCACTCTCATAGCGATTGAGGCTATCTTGCAGCCTATGGAGCCATTGAGACCAAACATAACTTTTCCACATAAGGATGCCCATATATGCTGTTATAGAAGCAAAACAGACTGATCCCATTAATAAAAACATTTTAACTAACTTACTATCCTTCATTCGCACAGCCCTTCCTAAAGTTTCATAGGCTCGAAGACCGCATGTGTCCCTCCTAGGACAACGCCGCACCCAACCAAAGGCTTTTGGTTGAACTTCTTACCATATTTCATAGATGCGCTATCAACATCAACACCACATCCGACATTCATGCCAAATATGATTTGATGCTCATTCGCATAATATGAAACTCCCGCCTGACTGTGTAGATGGCCTTGCACCCACGATTTGAAATGTTCTTTTGCGTTCTTCAGAGCAGCGCCTATACCGGCCTTTCCTCTGTCGCCATGTGCATAGATTACGTTATCAATAACGTGCAATGAGAATCTTGGCTTCCAGTCCCACTTAGGAGTTTCCCATATATCAGCATACTTTCTTATCAGTTGTTCTGGTATACCTATTGTGGTTGCCTTCCTTCTGGGGAGTGCGTCATGGTTGCCTGTCATTACTACAGCTTTAGGAAATAACTTATATAGTTCAGAAACTTGCTTCTTGGCTTTTTCGTACTCATCGTAAGCACTTAGATCACTGGGATCCTTTTCGTGATATGAAATTGCAGACCAGTCCACTACGTCACCTATATGAACTATCTCCTTGCAATTCCAGGACTTTTGAATATCTCTAAGAAAGTCCGTGTATCCATCTAGCATCGCTGGGGCATGGGTGTCACCTATTACGAGAACATTAGACATTCTCTTCTCCTTTTCTCCAACCTAGTTCGTACAAGGCCTTGGCTAGATCAATCGCACTATCGAACACCCACTCTTCATCAAACATCTTGAATGCCAGGGCATGGAGCATTTCGTGTATCGAAACCTCTAGTTCCTCTACGCCCTTGAGCCGCTTATCTATAAGAATTTCTGGATTCTTTTTTCCAGGGTGATCGCAGGATCCACGGTTCTTTTTCATGACCGTGTATCGAACCGTATACTCTTTGCCATTGAACGAACTTTTGATTTTTTTGACCATAAGAACATTATAGGGGGTTGAGTGGATGTAAACATATGTGTATCTTAATTAGGCCTAACAGACTCCGCCAGCGCAATAAACAGCTAAAGAACTGCCGAGGGTGAGCCCATGACGATTACCGGACGTGGGAGTGTACCTCAGAATTGACTTCGCTAAAATGAAGTTAGTTGCCAGAGTCGGCCTATTAAAAAAGTAATGGGTATATATTCTGAGCCTGAGGTGCGCTCATGTTAAGATACTACGTTCTAAACTATGAATACGATCGAGGACCACGCAAAGGAGATGTGATGGTCTGGGAGGGCGACTACTGGAATCAGCAGACCGAGCCTGATAAACTGTTAGTGAGATACATCTGGGATTTCGGCGGATATTATTTCGTCACTCCAAGAGACCACCTGATAGAATTTGTTCCAGAGTCCGAACTTGAGGGTGAAGACGATGGAATAGAATACAGAACCCAATACAAGAAAATATGGAACGCTGCTGGCCATGCCTGATATATCATGTAAGACTTGCCGATTCTGGGCGGAGCCCGAAGATGAAACGTGGTCAATTTGCATACTCACACTCGATGCACACGAAACGCTTGCTGAAACAATTACGCTCGTTAAAGAGGAAGAGGGTGAGGAAGAAGCATGGCTCGAGGTTCCTGACAATTCCGAGATAACATCTGCCCTTAGAACGAGAGAAGATTATGGGTGTGTCCAATATGAACATATCGAGTTGTGAGAGTTGCGACAGTGAAAACTTAAGGTACTACAGTGCCTCTTTCGGCAAGATGCCAGTAAAGAAATATGTGCAGTGTCTAGACTGTGCGTGGAGTAGAGAAGTGCAAAGACGAGAACCGCCAAAGCATTACGACCAAAAGATCGAGCCTTGGGATGTTATCGACGCATGGCACCTAGATTTCTGGGAAGGCAATGCTGTGAAATACATTTGCCGCGCCGGAAAAAAAGAAGACAACACTGCAATTCAGGATTACGAGAAGGCAATAACATATTTAGAAGAGTGTATTAGGAGAGCCAAAGATGGCTAAGGATAGCGCCTTTACAAAGAGACAAAAAGATACGATAAATAATAATCTATATCAGGCCGGACTATCTCTCCAGAAGACCATACATGAAGTATGTCACGTCTATACTGAATTCGGAGAGCCTGAGTGTTTAAGCACAGCTGAAGCAACATTGATGTGCGACAGCTTAATTCAAGTATTAAAGGAAATGGTAGAAATTAATGGCAGATCCGCGACCCCACCTAGCTAACTTACGATTCGCAAAAGCCGCATTAGATTCAGCGGCACAACTGCTGCAAGAAGGTGAGGCCGAGGAAAACATACCATTAAGTGCTGTCTGCTTCTCCATAGGCCAAAAGGCAAGAGCGCTTTCTGCCATGCTTCAGCAAGAAGAAGATATTGCTACAGACCTAGAGTAATTAGGTCATAACGCCTTCGTCTACCAAAACCCATTGCCCAGTCCATCCATTTATCCGCCAAACTTTTCCCGGAGGAGCTGGATCTTTTCCTGGTGGCGTATACTTTCCGGCTTGTTCCTTGCGATCTCTCAAAGCCCCGCTAAGAGTTTGAGATGGCCATTTCCCTTTCATGTGATCCCACTCACCAGGAATTCCTTTGGATGGATCGCCTGCATAGAAACCAGACACCTGCTGTTGGGGAACCTGCTGCTGCGGAGCTTCCTGTTCCTGTGGTGGAGGAGCTAGGGTATTCTTCTCGGCCTGTCTTTTGTTTACCAAGTCTAAGATGCTAGGCTGAGGAGCAGATCCGGCTTCAGTACCCATCTGGTTTGTTCCGCCCATGATTTCTCGTAGTCGATCAATCGGAGCCTGGGCATCTGTCTTCTGCTGCTGATTGCCAGCCATATTGCCCGCAGGAGGCCCGGAGAGGCTGCTAGACGGCGTTGGGCTTAAGTCCCCTAATGATGAGAGCCCTTTCGTTCTGGGGCCGCCAGGAGGGTTGGCTCGCTGCTGAGCCTGCATGTTGGATTTTGTTCCGGGGACTGTAGATGGATCTGTAAATGGTCCTTTGTCAGATTCTCGACTTCCGGGAAACATTCCCTTACTTGCAGGAGGGCCGGATAGCCCGCTTCCCATAGAGGCCATACCGTCACCCATGCCGCCCATGGTTCCACCCATGGTTCCACCCATGGTTCCGCCAATATCGCCACCTGTGTTATTTCCAGAGTTAGCGCCTCTCCACCACATTGAAGCAGCGTCATTGAGTCCATCATAGGCTTTTAAGCTCATCCGGTTTTTGCCTATGTGCCAGTCGTCTATGCTTCCGGTGTATCCCATTTGCTCCATAGTTGGAGCTGCTGTTCCAGGTGCCCAGCGAATATCCTGGAACAACCAAGATTTATTATTACCTCTTCGCGGGCCCGACCAGCTTTGCTCACCTGGATCTTCTTTCCACCAATCCATTTTGCCAAACTCGCCGCGCTTACGCTGCTCTTCAAATTTCTTATAGTCAAAGTCAGGACCCATCATCCCAAGAGAAGCGATTCCCCAATCTTTCCAGTTGAATGCGTTGCCGCCTCCGCCGCCTTTAGGAGGTGGAAGAACTGTAATGTCTCCCTTTCCCCCTGGCGGCTTTAAGGAAGTTCCCGCGCGCGATCCTGGTGCGCCGAATGTTTTGTGCCTACTTGAATCCCCTCGCCCTCTTGTGTTGCCAGAAAGTCCGTATTGATCTATTCCACTGTTGTATCCAAATCTTGCCATTATACATTTACTCCTGGCTGTGCTGTAGGCGCTGCGACTACTTCAAGCATTCGGTGTAGTATCTCTTGCAGCAACTTCTGGTTTTTTTCTACGTTATCTATAAGTTCTCGAGTCCAAGTGCCTCTCACATTATGCTCTGCAGTCCATTCCTTCCACCAATCCCAGGCCTCTTTAGCCTCCTGGAGATTAGAAGGAAGCCTGCCAAACTTAGAGGCAAAAGCCCTTTTGATTTCTGCAATGCGAGGCTCCATCTCAATCGGCGTGGTAGCATAGTCCCAATAATCAGCACCCGTAACGCCATGCGGTCTATACGCCGGCTGGGCTGCCGATTGGGACCCATATTGCTGGTACGCCGGTTTAACTAGAAGATCGTGAGTAAGTTCGTGATCTAAGGTTGCTTTTGTTCTTGGCCAGTATTGATGCACCATATCATGAGCAGTAGGATACTCATCCTCAGCGTAAGGGTTTGGCATTCCGAAAGTGAATTTCGGAAAGTGCCACGGCATCATTTCCGGCAAGGCCTCTTGGATATTTTGATAGTCTGGCAACTCATGTATCGTCCCTGAATTCGGGTGGGTGTATTGAATACCCGCATACGCAGGACCAAAGGGATAAGTGCCCATTGTTATGTACTCATCTTCAATCGGCATATAGTATCCAGCAGCGGTGTCCTTTACAGCTCCTTGTTTGGGAGTTGCATATGAGTAAATATCTATAGGATTATCTACGTCAGCTGGATCCCATGTCGGGTATCCCGTGAGAAGAGTCTCTATTAGAGGGTCTCTTTTAGACAATCTATCCTGAGCTTCGCTGACCGCGCGATTAAATCCCCCGGGCACTTTCCGGTAGTAGGGAGCAATTTGATCTCGAAAGTTAGTGCTGTACTTGTATACATCGCCTGTAATATCTGGTTTCCAGTAATCTTGCCTTATTTTGTCAGGCACGTTTTGACCAAACAAATCATCCTTAATGTCTTGATACGTCCGCTTCATCGCTGGCCACAAACCTCCCTCCGTGACCGTAAATGAATCATCCGTAGGTGCTGGATACTGTCCGGTTTGAGTAAGTTCAGGCAAGCGAGTCGGATAGAGACCCTTTTTGATATGCTCAGGGCGCATATCGGACCAACTCGGAGGAAGTACCGGAGTAAGGTCTGGACGAAGGTTTCTTAGAAGTTCGTAATCGGTAGATTGTTTTTCCTCAGGTGGGCCAGTTAGCCTAAATTTTTCTTCTGTAGTAAACGGCTTCTGAGTAAGCGGCTCTTGATCGGTGGGAGAAGGCCCATCTAAAACAAGAGGCTCGTTCGGCGTGGACATGGGCGTGCGCCCTCGGCCTAGAATATCGCTCGACAATTTCTTATTGCTAAACGGGCTCTTCTTTTTATCTTCGCCCATGAAGCCGCCCATGGAACCGCCTCGGGGAGCTGGGGCTATATCTTGAAATGGCATGTCTTATCTTTTGATCCTGAAGGGGTTGTCAGCAGGAAAGAGATCAATGTCCCATGGTGGCCCAGGTTCCGGTGGAAGAGGGAATCCTTCAAACTTACCATACTTAGGAGTGCGGCGATCTAATTCCGACATCTCTCTAATGTCATCCTCTCTCTGTCTTTGCTCCCACTCTTCTTTAAGCCTAAGCT